CTCCACCACGGATTGGAATTTATTCCAAACCATTAGGGAAGTCTACCCCCTCTGACAACAAGACTCTTGACCCCCATACCAAACGGTACAGGATTTTCGAGAGCCTAAAAATGTTCGTCAAAGCGGGCCTGACATTAAGTGCGAAAGGCGCAAGCCTCTCACCTCTTAGTGTGAACTTCCTTACTGGGTTACAGGATCATTTGATCCGTGGCCAGTCTAACGTACGCCTGGTAAAGGGCAACATACGCTTACTCCGCTTGAACTTTTCAGTTCTATCAACGGCGTTAAGTCTTGCGTATGGGACATTATACAATGATGTATTATGGCAACCTAATAATAGGTCAACCTTCAAACGTATTGTCCATGCAGTAGCATCGTTTGTCGAAGATCCGATCATATTCTGTCGCGAGTTCTCTGAACTCGTGCGTTTAAGATCGCTGAATTTACCTTCTCCAGGTTTATTCAGTCGCGGAAAAAGTCCACGAGACCTGTTTATAGCAAGCACTTTGGCTCGGGCGACAATAAAGTCGCCTTCAGCAGATAAAATTAAAGCTGAACTGTGTGATGCATTTACCAGGCTTACTACGCAAACAACTATTGAACCTGAAGTTTATTCAGGTCTTAGAACCTTTATCATTTCTCTATTCTCAAAAGAATTTAGAGGTGTAAAGGTGAATAAAGAACTCCCTCTTATAAGTAAGGGAGCCTGCTATGAAGCAGGTATAAAACAAGGAGGAAGTATTTCCTTCCTTAAGAAAAATATGCGTAGTAAAGTGGACCCACTCGCTGAGGTCGCTAAAAATTTGAACAATGAAGATTCAATATCGGAAGATCCTGATGAAGGATGGGAGGATGACTTTGTTCCTCTTCCAACTCCCGAGAACGATCGTATGGAATCACAACTGCGTACTTTTACGCAAAACGTAGAAAACTCTACGAAGTTGGATTGGCATGTGCCGGACGGGGCATCTATCGACCAAATGGCCGACAGCATGTCCAGTACGGACGCGTTTGCCTTCCTGACCGGAATAACCGGCCAGAAACCACCACCACCAAAGGTGATAGACACCGCAAAGCAGTATCCCGAGGATAAAGGTGAACCACCTGCTGAATTATATATCAACAGGGTGCCATACTCGTTAGAGTATATGGACAGAAAATGTCCACGTCCGAGAATTCGAGAGCCTGAACTTGTCTCTGAATCGGCTAAGCCGATCGAGATTTCTCCTCTCGAGGACGATGAACCATTCACCTGTACACCGAAGGAATTTCGGTTAAATTCATTGTTCAAAAAGGCTTTGGATGAGGCTCGTAAACCAGAATCCAACCAATGTCGTCTTCTGCCAATAGTTACGCAGGACGGTAAAATCCGAGTTGGAACACTACATAATGCAAGTGTTCTATGGGTAGCGAAGGCAATGACATCATTTCTGATGCCGTATTGCAAACGCCTCCACTGCTCGAAAGAGATTTTACAGGGACGTTCAAACATTTACTTCGGAACGTCAGCCAAATTATCTAAGAGATCTTATCTCGAAGATTATTACTTCTTCAGTGCCGATTTTTCAAAGAGCACCGATCCCATCCCAATAGAACTAACGGAATTTGTTCTTCGCGAATTTGCAAAGCACACGTCAGTTCCTGATTGGTGGGAGTCTGGTATTCAAGCGGTGGTCAAACCTTATCGCCTGGAACACCCGGAGACAGGAGAAACAACTAACACCACTTGTGGGGCCTTTATGGCCCTCGGTGTAGGTTGGACTGTCCTGAACATTATCCATAACTATATCGCACACATGGCGAAGGCTCCTAAGGGTAGCTACAAAATTTGCGGCGACGACCTTATTGGCTTATGGACAACAGAAGTAATTAATAATTATAAAGTCTGGGTCACAAAACTTGGATTACTGCTTAATCTCAAGAAGAGTTATATCAGTAAAACTGCCGGCATTTTCTGCGAGCGATTCGTGACCTTGAAGAAAGTACATTGTGTGGGAGGTAATTTCAACCATATTAAAAAGGGAGATTCTATCTCCCCCCCAACAATATATGCATGGCAGCCTAAAGGCGACACGTCTAAAACGAGTGTCGACTTGATGACCACTGACATTCATGCTCCCAAATTAGAGAACATAGTCAGAGTTGACTTTGACATCCCCGTTCGCTTGTCTCAAAACTATGAGACTTTTGTGCGAGAAGGGTTCGCAAGACTCGGTCTTGCAAATGCCAAAATCAAACCAGAGATTGATATGAAGTCTTCTCCCTTCTACAGCAGAGCCTCTTTGGACCCTGGAGTAAAGGTTTCTTATCTTTCGAAAACAACATATACATCTCCAATTTCACCAAATCGACACTCGTTTCAGAGTGTCACAATTAGGCTAACATGCATTGCACCTTCTATTATCAGACTAGGTGAAGCGAGTGGAATTAGGGCCATAGCGTCCAAGAAAGGTATCTTGGTTTACGATACGCTATGCGATATAGCACGAGGGAAGTATCCGTGTAATAGGTTATTACGAACACTAGCTCGGGACTGCTCAGTACCTCTCAGGTACAAAACAGATAATAGACGAAGATACCTCCCAGGATTATTATCCCAAGGAGGTCTCGACGCGGATATACCGGTCGATTGTCTGTCAGTCATTGCGCACCTTTTATACGGTGCAGCAAATTCGCGACTGAAAGTATCTTCTGATCAACGACTTGCTGATCTTGCTACTATGCTATATCGGCAACCAAAAACTAAGGATCGTTCTGGCGTCTCTGTAAGAGACGCGATGACGAGAGCAGAATGTCTGCTCGAATCAGACTACAGACGTGACAATCACGTAGCACAACAAGTGCCCATGATGAGGTCACGATCTAACTTAATACGTCTTCTACATAGTAGACGTGAGATAGCAGCAAAAGAGCTTGCTAATCATAAGCTAGGTCCGAAATCCTTAGTTAAATTGCACCTCACGGAGAGGGGTGTTGAGTCGAAGTTCATTCGACCGATTCTTGCTTGTCTGGCCCGGAAGAAATTCCGACAGGCTCTAAGCATCCTCAGTCAAATAGATAAACACATGTTTATCGAATCTTTGACAACCCAACAGATCTTTGATGGAATATTTTCATCAAGCGATCAGCCAGTATCATTAATGACACTGAACTCCCTTCCTAGTGAATGGAGATTCAAGAGCAAAACCTAGAC